CTGATGTTATTCTTGTTTATACTTATGAGGGTAAATTGTGTTATGCAAGACAACGAGATAAATTTTTACAAGAGTTTGTTATTGGAAATGACCCAACAAAATCTTTAGTATGGCGTGTGGGTACAACTAAAGATAAGCGATTTGGTATTCAATGGAGATAGTTATGAATTTACTTACAGCCTTTCAAATAAGTTACCATAAATTCCTAGTAAACCATCATACTAAGATTAAATGGGTTAGTGTTGTTTTGTTATTATTATCAGGAGTAATGTTTTTAGCTGGTGGATTAAAGACACTAGCTTTACCAGAATTTGCTAAATACAGTAAATGGGATATTTGGATTTGGTCAATAATTTTATATTCACTTGCCTTGTCTCAAATAATTACAATGATTAGATATGATTGTCCTAATCAGTACAAATGGTCTAATTCTATTTTAATTATTTCAGGGTTTGTTTTAATAATTGTTGGTTGTTTGTTTGGACTTAAATATCCACCACATAGATGGCAAATGACTGTATTTCCCTTAATAGGTTTTACGTTTAGTGTGCTGGGAAAACGATTAAATAAAATAGCCCGGAGCAAAGGCACACATTATGGAAAAACTAATTGAATATATTTTTACCCATTTAGACAAAAACCACTCCATTGCCTTGGTTCTAGCTTTTGTATTTAGTTTCTTAGAAGCTAGAGCTTTAGGTTGGAAAAACTGCTTTATAGTAGCTATTTTAGCTGTAGGTATTGCAGGGGCAGCAGAAGATTATCTTCCTGCTCATACAATATTCGTTTCAATCATTATTGGAATTGTAGCTGGAATTTGTACTGATGATTTATACACTAAATTCGTTTCCAAATTCCCTACATTTCTAGATGAAATCTCTTCTACATTTATAGATGGTGTTAAAGCAATTATTAACCGTTGGACAGGAAATAAGAAAGATGAATAAAGAAAACTTTTTTAGCTCAGTTAGAACTGATTTATTTGGTTCATTCACTCAATCTCAAGTAGATGGTATTAATACCATTTTAGATTGTATTAAAGAATTGCCTACAAATATGCAGGCTTATATTCTCGCTACTGCTTACCATGAGACTGCAAAAACAATGCAGCCTATTTCAGAATATGGTAAAGGTAAGAATTATCCTTATGGTCGTTGGGAAACTAATTCTAAAGGTCAAAAGTATTGTTATAAGTCTGGTTCAAAAGCTGGAGTGTACACTTTTGAAGAATACCCCAATCTTTATTACGGTCGTGGTTATGTTCAATTAACTTGGTTCAGTAATTACGAACTGGCAACTAAAAAACTTCAGGATGCTAATATTCTTACAAAAGAACAGTCTTTGTTAGATAATCCTGAATTAGCTAATGACCCTAAAATTGCTGCTTATATTATGAAACATGGTATGTTAGGAGGCTGGTTCACAGGACGAGCATTACATCACTATTTTTCTGATACTCTTTCTGATTATGTAAATGCAAGACGTATCATTAACGGTACAGACCAAAAAGACTTAATAGCGGATTATGCTAAGAAATTTGAGAAAGCTCTTCAATCATGATGAAACCACAAATTCTTTTTTATACTGGTTCGGGAATTTTAGTCATTGGTTTGAGTATGTATTTTTTAGGCTCATACAACGGCTATAAGCGCGGTAAAGCTGAGATGGAACAGATGTACCAGACCCAAGCTAAAACGCTCTCTGAGACGCTCTCAAATACCCTACAAAAGGGTTTTGAGAAATACCAAACCAAACTAGACCAATCACAGGAAATTCAGAATGAAAAACTCAAACAAACTTTACAGGAATACAGGGATTTGGGTCAGTGCCATACTCTTAATGGTATCGGGTTGCTCAACCAACAAATCCTCAAACGTGGAAATCAAAATACCAAATCTGCCCCCTAATTTTATTTCTCCGTGTAAAGATTTGAACCAGTTACATAGTACAGATGCTTTAAGTAATTATGAATGGGCTATTGATACTGTGAATAAATACAACGATTGTGCTATTCGTAAAGATGCTATTACAGAAGCATACCAATCATTAGTGAACCAGATTAATCACAAATAATTTTTCAATCAATCCTACCTGATTAAATTCAGGTAGGTTTTCTCATGGAGTTAATGATGCAATATTCTACTTTCTCTCGTAATCCTAATAACGCTTTACTTGAACCGATGTTCTTAGGTCAATCAGTTAATGTAGCTAGATATGACCAACAGAAATACAAAACATTTGAAGACCTAATTGAAAAGCAAATTTCATTCTTTTGGAGACCAGAAGAAGTTGATGTAAGTAAAGATAGACGTGATTTTATGTCATTACCTGAACATGAAAAACATATTTTCTTATCTAATCTTAAATATCAAACACTATTAGACAGTATTCAAGGAAGAAGTCCTAATGTTGCATTACTTCCTTTAGTGTCAATTCCTGAATTGGAAACATGGATTGAAACATGGAGTTTTTTTGAGACCATTCATTCACGCTCTTATACTCATATTATTCGTAATGTTGTAAATGACCCTAGTGAAGTATTTGATGATATTGTAGTAAATAAACACATTATTGCTCGTGCTGAAAAGATTGCTGTTTATTATGATGATTTAATTGAGTATTCACAATACTATCAATTATTCGGAGAAGGCAAACATACTATTAATGGAAAAGAAATTGAAATTTCATTAAGAGAATTAAAAAAGAAACTTTATATGTGCTTAATGTGTGTGAATATCTTAGAAGCTATTAGGTTTTATGTTTCTTTTGCTTGTAATTTTGCTTTTGCTGAACGAAAACTTATGGAGGGTAATGCTAAAATTATCCGTCTTATTGCTCGTGATGAAGCATTACATTTAGTTAGTACTCAGAATATTTTAAATATCTTTGCTTCAGGACAAGAGGGGGATGAGTGGAAAGAGATTGCAGAAGAATGTAATTTAGATGCTTTCAATTTATTTTATGAAGCGGCAGAACAAGAAAAAGAATGGGCAGATTATTTATTCAAAGATGGTTCAATGATTGGATTGAATAAAGATATTCTTTGTCAGTATGTAGAGTTCATTACGAACCAAAGACTAAAAGCAGTAGGATTGCCTACTATGTTTGAAATACACCAAAATCCTATTCCGTGGATTAATGCTCATTTGAGTTCTGATACTGTACAGGTAGCCCCACAGGAAACTGAAATGAGTAGTTATTTGGTGGGACAAATTGATGCTACAATTTCTCCCAATGAATTTGATGACATGGAAATCTAATTATGGATAACACCCCACAAATAATGAATATGGAGCAAGTAGCGGCTCAGTTAAAATTCAGCCCTAATTTAGCTGGTTCAAAAAAATTAACAGATTGGAAAAATGAACCAGCAGTAACAGATTTGATGTATGACATTCAAAAAGCTATTCCTCATCATCAAACTCACATCAGACGTATTGGGGATTGGTTAAATTTACTTTATGCTGATACTGATAAAACCAAAATTAAAAAAGGTAGAAGTGGTATTACGCCTAAAGTAATTAGACGTTTAGCTGAGTGGAGATATGGTTCTTTATCTACTCCATTATTGAATGAGAAAAAACTCTTTCAAGTAACAGCTACAAGTCCAAAACATCTTAATGCTGCTATTCAAAATGAATTAGTATTAAACTTTCAATTTAATGCCCTTATAGACAAAGTTAAGTTTGTTAATGACTTGGTTCGGAGTGCAGTAAACGAGGGTACTGCTATTATACGAATTGGTTGGGAAACTCAAACTCAAATTAAAGAACGCGAAGAACCAGTTTATACTTATATTCAAGCAGACCCAAGTCAAGCTATGGAACTTACTTCCTTGGTTCAGCAAATTGCACAAGAAACTGAGCAATTAGGATTAGAGAGTTCTGAGGATAGTGAAACATTTAAAGCATTACCTCCAGAATTTCAAGAAAGTATTAAAGCAAGTTCTGAATATGGTATGCCTGTAATTGCACAAGATACAGGTAAAACTCAAGTTATTAAAGAAGAAGTACAAACTAAAAATAGACCTGCTGTAAAAGTAATTCCAAATCATAGCTTAATTATTGACCCAAGTTGTGAGGGAGATTTTGACCAAGCTAGATTTGTTGTATATGCTTTTAAGACTTCCTACTCAGAATTAAAAGCTGCTGGTATCTACAAGAATTTGGATAAACTTTTTGTTACTGGTTCAGAAATTCCAACTAATACTGATTTCATTGGAATGTCTGATGAGGAATTTACTAAGTACCAAGACGGTACTCAAAGTTCATTTCAATTCCAAGATAAAGCTCGTAAACGTCTTCAGGCTTATGAATACTGGGGATATTATGATATTGATGGTTCAGGAATAGTACAGGCTATTGTAGCTACTATTGTTGATAATACTATTATCCGATTGGAACGTAGTCCATTTCCTGATAATCAACTTCCATTTGTGGTAATTCCATATCTTCCTATTAAAGGTTCTGTATATGGAGAACCAGATGGAGAATTAATTAAAGATAATCAACAAATTATTCAAGCACTAACTCGTTCTTTAATTGATATTCAAGCTCGTAGTGCTAATGCACAGATAGCTACTCCAAAAGGTTTCTTAGATACTATTAATAAGAAACGTTTTAGTGATGGAGAAGATTATGAATACAATCCTACTGGAACACATCCAGCAGACGCAGTATTCATGCACACAGCTAATGAAGTTCCTCAGAGTATTTTAGCTTTACTTCAACAACAATATGCTGATGCTGAAGCTAGTACAGGAGTTAAGTCATTCCAAGGTGGTATTGATGGTAATGCTTATGGTCAAGTAGTACAAGGGATGTCTCAAGCCATTACTGCCATGACACAACGTGAGGGAGATATTTTATTTAGAATATCTAAAGGACTAGAAAAGATTGGTAATAAGATTATTGCCATGAATAGTATTTGGCTTAATGAAGAAGAAGTTATTGCTGTTACTCAAAATCAATTTGTACCAGTTAAGCGTGATGAATTACAAGGAGATTTCTTTCTTAATGTAAGTATTAAATCTAATTCAGAAGCTGAGGGTAAAGCTCAACAATTAACTTTTGTAGCTCAGACTTTAGGAGCAGAAGCTGATTGGGGTTTACGCAAGATTTTCATTACTGAGATTTGTAGATTATATAATCTTGATAGTATGCTTACTGCTCTTCAAGAGTACGAACCTCAACCTAATGAAGCTCAACAAAAACTTCAAGAACTTCAAATGGCAGAGATGCAAGCTAAAATTGATAAACTTACTGCTGAAGCTGAATACTTCCGTAGTCGTGGTAATTTCGTTGAAGCCCAGGTTGATGATGTTCAAGCAGCAACAGATCAAAAATCTTTGGATTTCTTGCAACAACAGGATGGTACTAAACATCGCCAACAAAAAGAAATTGTTGAAGCTCAGGCTGAAGCTCAAAACCGTGGTAAGATTGCTACTGAACTACTCAAAGGCGAGCATACAGCACGTAAGAGTGCGATGGACAATGAGACTAAGGCTAGGGTAGCAGATATGAAACAAAACCATTCTGGAGCGAAAATAGACCCATCTACGGGCAGGACATTTATGAACATTCCCTCTCCAAAACGAAGCATTGTTCCATACAAATTACCTGAAACTGGAGAAACAGCATTTTTAGGATAAAATATGAACCCTTATACTGAACAACAATTGAACCATGAGAAATTAGCAGCTCAACAGAAAATGGCTCTTGGAGATATATTAAATAGACTTGAGAGTAATGCTGATTTCCAAAAGCTGATAAACTATTTTGAAAACCGAACCATGAAAATAAGTTTGGAATGGGCAAGTACTGGTTCTCAGGATAAATTATTTGCTATGCAAGGATTGTTGAACTTTAAGAACGAATTAGAGAAAATTCGTTCTGAAGCAAAACAAGCAGTAATGGATTTAAATGCTATCCATGATTTTGAAACCCTAGACAAGGACTAATATTATGCAAGAAAATACTCAGGACTTAATTGACTCTAATGGTCAATTAGATACCCAAGAAAATTTTAATCAAGAACCCACTCAGGATACTATTCCTGATGGTTCACAAGAAACTACTCAAGAACAACCTGATTATCTTTCAATGTCAGATGAGGAGTTTGAGAAACTGGAACAACAAGGTTTTACTCCTAAACCAGAACAAACTACTCCCGAACAAGAAACAGATAATCAACAAGCTGAAACAGAACAACCTGAGGATACTAATTCTACTGGTTCAGAACCAGAGACAATGAGTGCAGAGGATTTTGTTAAGCAAATTACTTCTCCGTTTACAGCAAATGGTCGTCAAATTCAGGTACACAAGCCTGAAGATGTAATCCGATTAATGCAAATGGGAGCAAACTATAATAAGAAGATGGAAGTAATCAAACCTAATTTAGGTATGATTAAATCTCTTCAGGCTGCTGGTATTAATACTCCTGAAAAACTCCAATTGTTGTTGGATATTAATAATGGAGATAAAACTGCAATTGCTAAATTACTTCAAGATAAGCAAATTGATGGGTATGATTTACCTGATTTAGAGGAAACACCTTATGTTCCTCAAGCAAAAATCCATACACCAGAACAAGCTGAATTTGATGATGTATTAGCAGATGTACGGCAATTACCTGAGGGACAATCATTACTTCAATCTCTTGGTTCAAAAACGTGGGATGATAAATCTTTAGAATTTATCCAAACAACTCCACAAGCTCTCTATGCTTTGTATCAAGATAAAGCTAATGGGTTATACGACCAAGTAATTGGTACGATTGAAGCTGATATGATGGCAGGACGTATTCCTGATGAATGGCGACAAAAACCATTTGTAGAGTTATATGAGTTCGTTGCAACTCAATTAACTAACCAACAGCAAGCTCAATCTATTGGTTCAACTCAAGCTGTAACAAAACAAGTTCAACAACCACAACCTCAGATTGTTGGGCATAATGTACAACCTAATGCAGTAATTCATTCTAAACAGAATACTGCTCCTAAATCTGCTGGCATTACTAATGCTGGTTCAACTCAACCTAACTACGCTGATGTACCTGATTTCATGTCAATGACTGATGAACAGTTTGAAGCATGGGAAAAAGCTAATGCAGGTCTTCGGTTTAACTAAGAAAGTGAAATAACATGGCTGAATTAAATCCTATCCCAACTCCTGCCTATAATGGCACTTCCACTCATAACATGGATACCTTTAATCCTCGTGGTCATTTGCACAATGACCCTACTGGTATTAATGGTACTCCTGTACCTAGTACTATTGGTCAGCAAAGCGTTAATGCTTATTACCTGAAGAAAACTCTTAAAGATGCTGCTAAGAAACGTAAATTTGGTGCATTAGCTGATGTAACTACAATGCCTAAACACATGGGCAAACGTATTCGTGCATACGTTGAAATTCCTTTGCTTGATGACCGTAACTTGAATGACCAAGGTATTGATGCTTTGGGAGCACAAATCCGTAATGGTAATTTGTATGGTTCAAGCAAAGATATTGGTAAAATTCTTGGTCGTATTCCAGTAGTATCTGAGATTGGTGGTCGTGTAAATCGTGTTGGTTTCCAACGCCGTGAGATTGAGGGTACTTTCAATAAATTTGGTTTCTTTTACGAATGGTCTAATGAATTTGAAGCATTTGACAGCGACCCCAATGTACTGGCTTCTATGTATTCTCGTGCTATTGAGGGTGCAGAACAAATTTATGAAACCATGCTTCAAATTGATTTATTGAATGGTGCTGGTACTCTGGTTTATGCTGGTACTGCTGTATCTGACGCTACTATGGACAAAGATTGTGTGGTAACAGTAAATACACTTTCTCGTTTGTCTCAGGCTTTGACAGCTAACCGTACACCAAAAAATACTAAAATCATTACTGGTTCAACAATGCAAGATACTCGTACTGCAACAACACATCGTATTTTGTTTGTTGGTTCAGAATTGAAACCCGTTCTGGAACGTTTGTTGGATAACTTCGGTAATCCTGCTTTCATTCCTGCCCATAAATATGGTGCAGCTACAAAACTCATGGAAGATGAAATTGGTATCATTGGAGACTTCCGTGTGATTGAAGTAGAAGAAATGACACGTT